ATGACGTGAACTGCAATAGCGCTTACATCGCAACCCGGCGCTGTTAGGTAGTCTCCAGGTGAGGTTGACCATGTGCCATTAGACTGGTAATACAAAATGTGCTGACCATCTGTGTTGATAGCACCATTTGTTGAAATGGCAGTTGAGTCCCATGGGTCAGTAAGGGCAGCGATTGGTCCCGTCCTCACGAAAACCTCCCACGCAACCGGCTTTGCCTGTGAAATCTCAAATCCAATGACAATCTTGTTTGTCTTGGAAGGGAGGTAGAAAACTCCATCTGCTGAGGCATACTTCACATATGGAAATGTCGTAGCAATCGGATATGCGCCGGATACAGCGGTCGTCTGTGAACGCACTGGACTCGCCCAGTACTTGTACTTGCTGGTCTCAGATGCAACGTATTCACGGGCATCATCAGGGATGTCACTGCGGTTGTTGAAAGCCTCACTCTGTCCAGCACGTGCAAAAGCCAAACCGGTGGTTGGCCGGTTTGGAAATGCAATTGATTCAATTGGGAACATGCTTGGATATGGATTGTTGTCATCGTCTGGTGCTCCAGAGTTGTCGGTGACAAGTACTTCTGCATACCGATTCATATTCCATTCCACAATGACACGCTGCTTTGCGTCAATTGAGTTTGACTTGTCGAGCGTGTCCTTTAGGAACGTTGTTGCTGGTGCTGGCACGTTATACCTCTTCCATAGATACTGAGATGTTCCAGAAGTCCTGTGTACCTCGCTTGACAATCTCCTTTGAGAAGTCTGAGAACATCACAGTGTAAGTTTCAACTGTTGCATCAATATTTGTAATTTCAAGGGTGAATGAGCCCCTGGTTGATTCGTAGAACGACTCGATGGCATCTCCTGCCCACTTGCCGTCAACGGCGAATGACACTCCCTTTGGGAGCATATCCCAGGAAGTGCTGAACTTCTTCTTGTCTGCTACGACGTACTTACGCAAATGACCATTAGCCATTCGCTGGTCACGTCCGATACGCTCAATGTCAACGTTCAGCGGCTTCCTGTTATGTTCGGTAATGGCATTGCCATTCCACTTCATCAACTGAATCAATACTAGTGTCATTCGCCAATCTTCCTCTTTCGACCCATCTTATTGTCGTGCTTCTTCAATGCGTTGAGTACTGCCTTCTCAACATCAATTTCCTTATTGAAGACTGCTCCATCAAAGTTCATTTCTACATTGTAACCGTTCGTGATACCCTGGTCAATCTTCTGGATTCCGCTCTTAAGCTGGTCAGTTAGAGGTGCAGTGAGAACTGCCTCTCCATCGTGAAGCCTTGCGAGTCCGTCACTAAGTGTGAATCCACCAGTCTTGAGTCCCGGCAAACCGTAAATTCGCTTACCGTTAATGTCCTCAGTCCATCCGAGCAACTTCTTGTGCCACTCGCTAGTCAAGCTTGAGATTGTACCGGTACCGATGTAACCACGCTTTGGATAGTCGGTGGAAATGATTCGTCCGTTACCCGTTGATAGAGCAACGTGACCATACTTTCCTCCAGACCAGTAAACAGGAACACCGGCAGGAACAGCGCTTGGATTTGCAATTCCGTGCTTGTACTTAGCACCATTCCATGCTGCAATAGCGCTTCCAAATCCTGGTCCTGCACCAAGAGCCATACGTACAAACTTCTGGCAAAGTGCATACCAACCAGCATCTCCAATTCGAGCGGATGCCCAGTTGATAGCATTTGTTCCAGTCTTGTTTGCTGGTCCGAATGGTCCTGCAAGGATAGAGCCGCTTCCGGTTGTGCTTGCGCCCATTCCGGTGAAGATAGCCAGCGCCTCATCCCAGTACTTACGGTAGTTAGAACCATCTGAGAATGCGGAGCGCTGAACCTTCTGTGCTGCAACCCATGGGTCAAGAGTAGCACGACCCTTAACTCCCTTTAGAGCCCCGAAGAACTTACGTGCAGCGTAGTTAGGGTCCATAATCTGCTGTACAGAACCCCAACCCTGGCTTGGTCGCTGCTGGAATAGACCTACAGAGTCTCGGTCTCCACCCTTGAGGTTTCGAAGCATAGACTCCGTGATAGCCGTCATAATACCGATTTCGATATCACGGTTGGTCATTCCCATGCTGCGACCTACAGTAGCAATTGTACTTGCGTTCTGTAGCTGCTCAGCATCGAAGCTGACCTGGCCGTACTGACCGGCCTTTCCTGGTCCGAATGAACCCCCGGCCATTCCGATTGCTCCCATGGCTGCCTTGGTCATTGCTGCTGCGCCTGCTGTTGAAAGCATTGCTGCAAGACCTGAGCCCAAAGCTCCGACCAATCCCAGTCCACCTGGGCCAGCACCCAATCCCTCGGCGCTCTTTCCAGGGATATCGAGCATTGGTCCCTGTAGCTTTCCTCGGTTAGCCGCTGTGATGAAGTCAGAACCAAGAGTGCGGGTTGCACTTCGGTTAAGGACGGACTCACCCTTGAGAGCGTTGATTGGAACCTCATCGGAATGCAATCCACCGGACTTACCAACTCGACCCGGTGAATTCTGTCCAATAATACCTCCGGTGTGGAATGCATCTCGTTCCATTTGACGCTGCTTAGCTAGAGCGTCCTTCTCGGATAGAGCCCCGCCCTTTGCGAATACGCTGCTGGCTGGAAGCTCTCCAGTGGTAACCCACTTTCCGAACTGGGCTGGAGACATTCCGAAAGCACCGTCGATAAACTGCTTTGTTACCTCGGCTGCAATCTGCTTCCAGTTAACATCACTCTGCAATGAGTTGGCGGCGGCTGCAATGTTGGCGCTCAAGTAGCTTCCAATGTAGCCAGTCCATGCCTTTCCGTACCCCTGTAGGCGAACGCCGTACTTGTTGTAAGCCGTCTCAATAGCCTTAATCTGTGCATCGTATTCAGCCTTGTTGCGAGGCGTTGATGCACGAATTGCCATTAGCTCTAGTTCAAGCTTGGCCTTACGGTCATCCAACTGTGCCTGGTGAGCCTTTACCTGCGCCTGGGTGTCGGCAGTTGCCTTGTCCTTAGAAGCCTGCAAAGCCTTGGAGTAACGGTCACGCTCAGCCTGCAATGCCTTTGCCTGACGCTCCTGAGTTTCCTTAAGAGCCTGCTCTTCGCGGTCCTTCTGGGCATCTAGCTTCTTCTTCTCAGCCTCTTCAATTTCATCAAGCATCTTGAGGCGAGCGTCCTTCTCAGCATCGAGCTTGTCAATCTGTGACTGAAGTTCGTCCTTACGCTTATTTGAACCTTCCTGGCTAATTGCTCCAGCGTCATCTAGTGCCCACTGGTCCTGCTGGGACTGCATGTTGTTAAATACCTTTGCAGCCTCATCTAGGTTTCCAGTGTTGAGAGCTAGGTTGAAGTCAATTGTCTGGTTAGCAATCTGGGCAAGACGCTCGATTCGAGTCTTTTCTGCCTCAAAAATCTTCTGACGGATTTCCTCAGCCTTCTCCTCGGCATCGATAGCATTTTGGATGTTCTTGATTTTAGCATCGTAGTATGCTGCTTCGGCATCCTTACGAGCATCCCATCTCTTGTTGAATGCATCCATTGCAGCTTCCCAGCGAGCGGAAAGGTTCTTGCCTTCGGTCTCGAATCGCTTCTGCTGAGCTTCCTGACGAGCATCAAATCTAGCATCCGCCTTTTCACCGGCAGCATCAAGGGCGTCCTGACGCTGTTCTCCTCGCTTCTGGATTGCGTCAATTTCTGCCTGAGCCTGCCTGTCCCAAAGCTTGTCTGCCTGCTGGAATGCCATATCCTGAGCCCCGGACATTGCGCTCTTACGAGCATCAACCCATGCAGAAGCCCACTCTTCGGCGGTCATAATTGAATCGTCTAGAGAGTTGCTGTTCTTATCTAGTTCAGTTGTGTTCTTTGCCACTTCATTGCTGAAGCCTTGAGACAAGGAAGTAGCTTCCTTGAGACCCGCTGCCAATCGGAATTGGTTAAGGGCATTTAGCTGCTCAGCCTCGCTGAGACCACCGCGTGCCTTGGCTTCCTTAACAGTCTGCTCGTAGTTAGCCTTTGCCTGGTCAACAGTCATTGAAGCCATGTTGAGACCCATGCCTCGAACATCGTTCAATGTCTTGATGTTCTTGATTTCCTCATCAGTTGCGCCATTGTTCTTTGCAATCTGCTGAGCAAGCTCCTGCTCTGCCTCTGCTGACTTCATAATTAGATTCATGTCGTCAGTTCGAATGCTCAAGAAGGCTGCAATCTGCTGCTGGTTGTACTTTCCGTAAAAGTCCTTTGTAGACATGCCCTTCTGGTCAAGGAACATCTGCTGCAACTGCTGCATGTTATTGATGCCTACCTTGGATAGGTTCTCGCGGGTTTCCTTGGAAATAGCATTGAAGACGTTGTTCTGCTCATTGACATATGACTTCTGGAACTGGTCAAAGTACTTTAGGCGTCCCTGCTGGTCGGCCTGCTGGAATGTCTCCCAGAACTGATTTGCAATGTTCCAAATCTGACGACGACCCTCGGTGTTCAAGTCATTGTTACCGGCGAAGAATCTGCTGAATCCTTCCCAGTTGGACTGCTTGGTGCGTCCCTGAATAGAGGCGTCAATCTGCTTTGCCATCAAATCAACTTGCTTGTCGATGACCTCTTGCTGGTTGCTTAGGTCAATGTGAATCTTTGGCAAGATTGTGACATCAACTTCCTGCTCAGTAAACCCGGCTGCCATCAAAGCGACCTTCATAGCCTGCTTTGCCTGTGCGGCAGTACCTCCGGACTGCTTAACCTTGATTCCTTCCATGGTTACAGCATCTAGGAGTTGTGACTGGTCGGTTAGCTGCTTGAGCATCTTGAGACGGTCAACGAGTGGCTTGTTGGCCTGACGTAGCTTGTCTGCCATTCCCTCAGCCGTGGCAACTTGGTTGCCCTGAGCATCAGTAATCTTGCCGGTCTCAATGCGGACGTAACCGAGAATGTCTGCCCAATCCTTGGTGGACTCACCAATCTTCCTCATGTTCTCGTCAGACTTCTTCTGCTCTGAGCGAATCTTGAGGAAAATCATCAGTGCAGTTCCACCGATAATACCAATTGGTCCAGCAAGACGTAGCAACATCGGACCAAGAGCCGCGATTCGCGCACCAATGGCCTTGAATGTCGTTGCTGCTCCACTGGCTAGCTTTCCACCCTTACCGAAGCCAATCTTACCAAATACACTACTTGCGATTTCAGCAACCTTTGCTGACCTAAGACCCTTAACTAGAGATGGTCCAATCATGGCAGCGATAAGGGCTGCATTCGTAAGGTTGTTTACAAGGTCACTTGTTGGGGCAACCATTGAAGCCGTGACTGTACCAGCGGCGGCTAGAGCACCGGCGCTTGCGGCAATTCCTGACCAGTTCTTGGCGGTTGCGGCGGATGCACCCTGAATGTTCTGGGCTGCACTCTCCATCGTCTGGAAATTCTTGATTTCGGCGGCTGATGCAAATGTTCCATTGGCACGACGGTACTTACCGTTCTTATCCTGTGTTAGTTGTGGTCCCTGTGGACCAATGAATCCAGTTGGAGCCCCGAATCCAGTGTATGGCAATCCATTCGCCTGAGCCTGTGCAACTGCCAATGCTTCAAAGCGACTTGTTAGGTTTGCTAGCTGAGCATTGAGTAGCTGGGCTGAAGTAGCTTCCTGTGACCAAAGCAATGAATTCTGCTTTGAGAGAAGAGCCTGTGCCTTCTGCTCAACAGTCATTGTACGGTACTTTGTCGTAAGCATGACAAGGCTGGTCCCCATCTTGAGAGCCTGTCCGATGAGGTTGGCCATCAAACCGGTAATCATAATGAGTGGACCCGCAAGTGCCATTGCACCGGCAACAATCAGACCAAACTTCTTTACTCCGTCAGGCAAGTTGTTGAATGCCTTGAGAATTGAAGTAACGACATTTACTACTGTTGTAGCTGCCTTAACGAATGGCTCTCCAAAGGTGGCAAGTTCAGCCTTTAGACCTTCAATGGCTCGCTTGAACTTTCCGGAAATGCTATTTGCTGCACGGTCAAGCTCTTGCTGAGCCATGGCTGCTGCTTCTTCAGCAGACTGACCCATAAGCTCAAAGGCCTTTCCAGTCTGCCCGGTCTTATCTGTAATACCCTGCAATGCAGCGTTGAGTCGGTTGAACTGGTAGGTTCCGAATGCATCAGCGATTAGCTTCTGCTGCTCAAATGCGGACAGTCCAACTCGCTTGAATTCTGAACCCATTAGTTCAAGAGTCTTGAATAGGTTACCCTGACCCTGCTCTGAAATGTCCTTTAGGCTAATTCCAAATGACTTGAATGACTCGACAGCCTTGTTAGTTGGGTTCAGCATTCTGGTGGTTGCTGACTTTAGAGCGTTAGCACCTTCAGTAGCATCAACACCGCGCTCCTTCATAGCAACAAGGAGGACACCCATTTCCTTAACATTTACACCCAACCCGGCCAAAGCGGCAGCGGCACGTGGTGTAGCGTCAGCGAAATCCTGAAGACTCAAGCTGGTAGCGTTTTCAACGGAGTTCATGAAGTTCATGGCGTCCGTGGTCTGCTCCGTGTTAAGACGGAATGCAGTCTGAAGGGCAATCGTCATTTCGGTTGCCTTCTGGTAATCCATTTCACCAAGGGTTGCAATTCGCATAACCTCGGCGGATGACTTCATAAGGTCTTGTCCCTGAAGACCAGTAGCGGCTAGCTCAGCCTCTACGTTGAGAGTGTCCTGAACTGCCGCTCCATACTTCTTTGCAATCTGGGTAGCCATACCCATTGACTGCTGACGAACCTGTGCAAGCTCGCGCTCTTTGCCGATAACGTCTGTTGCCGTCGTATCGTAAACCTTGACGATACGGGTCATTTCCTTATCGACGTTGTTGGCTGCAACTCCTGCAACCGCCGCAAATGCTGCAAATGGAACAGTGAAACCGACCATCAACTGACGACCGGCCCACTGAGTGTTCTTACCCCACTTAATCATGTTGTCAGCGGAGCTAGCTACGATTTCGTTGAAAAGGCCAAGTCTCATACGAGCAACATCTGCTGCCTGAGTGAACTCAGCCGTTCCAACCTTGTTTTGTGCAAGTGCCTTTACGTTTTCACGGAGCGAACCAGATAGTCGAGATACCTGCTGGTCAACGCCCTTCGGCATAATTACATCTGCGGAGATACTTCCGCCTGGACCCTTTGACCACTGAACGGCGAGCATCTTCTGTAGATTGATTTGCTCGCGGAGTACGTCTGAGAACATCTTGCGACCGGCGATTGCCTTGCGAAGACCAATGTCTTGCTTTACAAGAGATTCGGTGAAAGCCTGTGTTGCGCTCTTAGCCTTGACAGCCTGGATTGAATAATCCTTTAGCAAGCCAGAGTTAACGAAATCCTTATTGAATCCCCGGCGCTGGTCATTCAGCACATTTGGACTCAATCCGGCAAGCTGCTTCTGCATCGCAGCCAACTTGGCATTCAGCTTTGCGGCTTCGGCATAGACTTCCTTGAAGTCAGCCGTACCGTTAAACCGAATCTGGATGTTCTCTATTTCTTACACCTACTCCTCAATGATTTGAATTCCGATGTCAGCGAATTCTAGCTGCTCCTCGGAGACCCCGCGATTTCTTGCTTCGGCACGACGCTTGATGTCCTCGAACGTCGGTGTGCCATCATTACTTCCTTCATCCAAGTCAACACCCTTGTGGAGCATTGCCTCGAACTTACGTCTTTCATGGTCCCGCTTACGGGCAGCATCTCGAATTGCGTTGATTTCGAAGACATTTAGACTTTCTTCAATCTCATCGAAATTCTTCCAGATACCTAGCAAGAAGACTTCAGCCAACGTTTCTGCTAGTCCCTCGTCCCAGCTTGTGCTGCTGCTTCCTGTGCTGCCCTCAGAAGATTTGGGTCAGAGAAGTTGATACCACCACAGACCTCAATAATCTTTGTTACGGTTGGCATGTCGGCTGCTTCCTCGAATTCCTCGGTGTAGCCACCCTTCATGCGGTCAATCTTTGGAATGTCCTCATTCTCAGCCCCGGTCTTTACGTACTCTGGGTCTGGGTAAGAACCATTATGCTTGTTAACATCCCAGTATTGTGGATGTTCCTTTGAGATACAGAATGCTGCACAATTGAGCATGATGTCCTCAATTACTTCTTCATCGTCGGTTGTTCCCATCTCGGCCATCATCTTCATAAATCTACGAAGCCTCTTAACTACGAGTGGTCTCAGTGTGGCACTCCTGCCATCCTGAAGCTCAACCTCCTCTACGGTATAAACCGCTGTTGCCAATGTACTTCCTCCTTGGATGATGTGCAGTTACTGCACAATCCTATTATAACGGAAATGTTGGAAACAGGCCAATTTTGGTCAATCAGCAATAAGAAACCCCCGCCGAAGCGGGGGCATCTTTTGGTATATCCTAGGGTCACGCAACCGTGCGGTCGCGGATGATTCCATACTCGGCAGCCACGAATAGTGGGTCTGGTAGTAGTCGGAAGGAAACTGGGAATACCGTAGCCTCGTTACGACGAAGTGCCTGGCTGGATGATTCAACGGAGAGAACACGGCGAGCGTGGTATACGCGCTCACGCTTTGCACCGGCTGCTGTACGTGGTCCAGGACCAACAGCAACAAGGGCACGCTCAGTTGGCTCATCACCAAGTGCACCAGCGGCAAATCCTAGAGTCGTGTCAGTTCCGGATGAAGTAAGGGTAGTTGCTCCCTGACCCCAAACAACTAGCAAGTTCTCTAGAGAAGCCTCAGTGAACGTGGTGTTAACAGTAACTCGCATGCTCTGCTTGAAAAGCTTTGCGGAGTCGAGCAACTGGTCAACCTCTACGTCACCGTAGTCTGGCTCATAGGAAATTTCAAGTCCCTCAGAAGTGAATCCGACGTGCTTGAAATCAGCGTCGGCATCAAGTCCTACGACTAGTGAACCGGATGCAACCTTAGGTAGAGATGGACCGTTCTGTCCTGCCAAAATCTCTTCCTTAGAAGCGGTAGCGGCAGTTCCAGTTGCGGCAACCCATCCTGCCTGCGTGCTGTCCTTTGCAGAAAGGTAGATTGCAGCGGCACCAATGATAATGTTACGTACCTGATATGTCATGTTTTTATGTCACCTCCATCAAATTTGGTAATGCTGGCTAGGCTTTTCCTCAATACTAAGCGTACAGCCAGTCTTTTTATAAAGCCAATCAGGACCGCATTCCACGCTGGTCCATGTCTCTGGTGTATTCAAATGCTGCTACAACCAATCCCTTTTGCCGACCTTGCTCTGAAATGGCCGGGTCTGGACTGGTCACAGTGGTTGTCTGGACGTACTTAAAGTCGAATGGCGATGTCGTGCTGGCATTCAGATAGTCATTGATTTCTTCTGCCGTCCATTCGAATCTGCCAAGCAAATCCTTCATGTAATTCTGAATGATACGTAGTCGCAAGGTATTGGAGTCCCAGATGACGTAAGCCGCCTGCTCTCTAATCCTCTCCCACGTAATTCCTGAACCCGTTGAGTAACTGAAGACGATGAATGGTGGTCCACCGGATAGATTTGTTAGGTCAGGAATTGGTGCTCCTTGTACGAATGGACTCAGTGCTGAAGAACCCCCGGCAAATTGATATGCTTTGAATACCTTCTCCTGATTACCGGTTTGGTCATTCGTCCACATCAAGTCTTTCAGCTTAGACAAGAGCCAGCGATTCAACTGGTAAGTTCCAATCGAAGCGTAGTCAGCCATTATTCGTCATCTCCCATCATTCGAGACCGCGCTGCTGCCATCTCGATGTACTTGTTATCTCTTGCCCTTAGCCATGCCTGAGCCGCCTTGTGTCCCGCTGCTTCTCCTGTAATCGTAAAGGTCTTTGTTCTAGCTCTAGTCCCTTTCTTGAAGGAATCCGGCATATTTGCGAAATCCTGCTCCAGAACCCGGCGAATTCTGCTTGAGAATTCTGCTTGTGCACCGGCTCCACCCCACCATTCAAGGAAAGCTGCGGTGAAGGCTCCCTTAACCTGTGCACCTCCAGGATTTTGAACATCAATTGGACTCTTCGTGAATCGAAGCTCCCAACGTCCGTCATCAGAAACCGGTCCTGTGAAGTAAGCCAAGCCTGTCTTTCTTGATGGTGAAATAGTAATGTTTGTTGCATATTCCATTACTGGTGCCTTCCATACGAAGACATGGACTTGCTCAACTCCGACTTCCTGTGCTTCGGCGGTTACAGGGACAATCGTCTTTGATGCCCGCCATGTCCAGGTAGCCGTTCGATTTCCACCATGGCCTCGAAGAACGTTCTTCCACAGCTTGGCTTGTGGATTACCAATTTGGTTCCACTCATACACGTGGTGGAATCGGCTTGGGTCGGCAGTTGAGATTGCAGTCATGTAATCATCAAAGGCCTGTGCCAACTCAGCGTGAACATACTTCAAGACCGGACCCATGTGTTGGTCTGTCCTGATTTGCTCGGAAAGACCCTTCAGGAATCCGGTCAAGTAGTTGGCCTCGCTGGTGTCAGCGGTAAAGTTGATTCCGCTCACTGAACCTCGTGCCTCTGTAGCAGGGCGGTGTTTTCAGAGTTATTTCCCATAGAATCGACAATAGGAGTTACACCTTGTACGTCAAATACTGTTGGAGGTGCACCTTCCATCTCTTCTTCTCGCCAAATGATAACCCCGCGCAGATTACGAACATTCGTAATTTGACTACGCTTAGTAATTGGCTCTCCTGAGTAGAACTCCATCTTTGCCCAGTCAATATTCTCGTAGATGTTTCCGAATCGCTCAGTTGTACCAGCAACTCGAATTCCACCCTCAAGGATTCCGTGGAATGTGCAAGGGACTCCTTGCTTGGCTACCGTCCAATACTTACGGACTTCTCCGGAGTCCGGGTCTTGACGAACTGTTTCCTGCAATACGTCAACGAGCATGTTGTAGCGGGCACCTGTAAGGCATCTCATCAAATCACCGCTAGACTTGGGCGACGGTATGGCTCCAATAGCTGGTCGGCAATTACTGAGCCTGTGCCTCTAAATGCGTTTGTCGTGTAAGTGTACTGATAGTCAGCCGTCTTGACGCCATCGATGTAACGGTCTCGGTACTCAGAGTCAGGGCAGATATTGTCCTCAATCAGAATTAGAGCGGCTTCCTTGACGTTTGTTGGAACATCTTCGTAACCCCAATCTCCAGTGATTGTGTACCAGACGTTATCCTGCCAGAGGTTGCGCCACACTGTTCCTGGGTATGAAATAACTCCAATTGACTCGTAGCTTCCGTCATCGTAAGCCGGGACTGAGCGTCCCAAGTACCAACCGTCTCCACGAGAGCCGTAGTAAGAAACATCAGTGAATTGTGCTCCTGCTACGCCTGTCAAGCTAATCAATCTTGCTGGCAAGATTAGGTCTTCGTCACCAGTTGACTGGATTCGGTAAGAGCCGCTGTATCGTCCGAAGCTCTGTCCGGTGTACATGTCAATGACCCCTCGAATCCGGCGCTCGACTCGCTTTAGCTCAGCGTCAGTCATTGGAGGCATTGTTCCCAAGGCATCCCGGATTTCATCGACGGTTACATATGGTGTTACCACCTCAATAAATGTCTTTGCTGTGTAAGCCTTGGACACAGATGCCTCAAGGTAGTTGAATGACCAATTAATCGTGAACTTCTTATCGCGGTCAACAAGGCTAAATGGCAAGGTTACCTGATAGCCCCCTGTCACTGCGGAGACTGTAGGAAATGTGTACAGCACTGTAGAGCCATCGGTAGCGGTAACTGTGAATGAACCATCCACTGCTGTGACCGGCACCTTTAGCTGAATTGCGGCTGTGTCATTTCGGTAAATTTCCATATTTGAATTATAACCTCATCCCATTTATTTGTCATTTGATGACAAAACTATTTCGCTGCACCAGAATGCCACCGGCTGTCATCTCGTAAACCGCTGAAGCCTGGCTTCCATTTTGGAAGTAAATCTTCGTTCCAGTGCTTGCCGGTGTTGCTGGCGTGTTCATCCAACTCTGAATTTCAGCCTGCGTAAGAGCAATGTCGAATCCGCGAGCATCATCAAATACGGTTGCAGAACTTGACTGGTCCATAACCCTAAAGTTAGTTGCGTCAGTCCTCAATGGACCGGTCAGAGCGGTTGTCGCTGAAAGGGTTCCGTCAATGTAAAGTCTGACGTTGCTTCCATCATATGTTCCTGCTACGTGATGCCAGACATTGAATGTAGGACTTGCTGCCGATGCTCTGACAAAACCGCTGCTGTTACGCGCCTGAATATGATATTGCCCGCTCAAGAACAGGATTCCCCATGCTCCAGAATCAATTGATGATACATAGAACTCAAGTAGCCATGCTGTGACGGATGTTGTCTGCTTCACCCACGCCATTACTGTTCTATTTGAAGTCTGAAGACCAGTCAGAGATGGTCCCAAAGCAATATCGACACCGCTTTGAGTCAATCCTTTATCAGTGTGACCGCCACCACTAGCAGTTCTAGTAGTGATTCCAGATGGAGTCCAATTTCGACCATGGCCGCTACTGTCAAGAATATCGCCGGATGCTTCATCGAAAGACCATTCGTAAAGCGCTGGAGAAGTCAACGAGAAATTAAATCCTGGTGGGTCATCTCCAGCAATAACCGTCGTACCACTAATTGAAGTCTGATTAGCTGTGCCAGCACTTGACAAGTCTGCAACAGGTGTTGATGTGTCTGATTGATTGAAAAGCTGGAATAGTGTTGGATTATTCTGCTTCCATTTGAAAGCAGAATATCTTAGACCTGATGCTTCAATAGCTGCGTCACCAGAAGCATCCGCCGTCCAAGGAAGCGAATTTGACCAAAGAGCCCTTGCGGCAATCCGCCCACCAAAGAAGTCGGACGTGTTCTGATATGTAAATCTAACTTGTCCTCCGACGCCTGGCGGGAATGAAGAATCACTAATTGATGACCCCCCGGACACGTGAGTCCAAGTACCACTGGAATAATCGTACACAGAGAATCTCGGTGTCGTTGTGCCAGTGGCCTTGCGAACTACAATCAACTTCCATGAGGTTGTCCCAGGATTGATTCCTGAGTCCGATGCTGCACCGTGAGTATCCATCTGGAGTGTACTGAAATTGGTCAATCCATTTGGTGACCATGCGTACAAACCACTGGAATCGTGCAGCATCGTCCAGTCACGAAAGCCAGAGACTGTGCTGAACTTTACTAGAGTGGCGACAGTTCCATAAACCATTCCTGATGCAGCACCAACATCAGTGACTAGCTCATCACTAGTACCATTAAACTCACGTACTGTCATGCCTTAACCCACAAATCTCCAGTTGCCATGTTAGTTGGCTGAGTTGTTCCGCCAACCCAAATTACTTTGCTGGAAGTTGATGGTCGTGCATTAGATGCCGTTGTTCCGTCAGCCCAAACAAAGCGGGCATCGAATGCTGTTTGCTGAGCAGTACTAATTGGCTTGTTAGCATCACTAGTATTGTCAACGTTAGATAGACCAACGTCACTCTTTGTGAGAGCAAGGTCGGTCTTAAGCTGAGCCATTGTTCTGGAGACCCATGCACTTGACTTGCGCTGAATAATTGCATCGTCTGCCGGTGCCAAAGCTGCAATAGCTGTTAGGTCGGCATCCAATGGCTGCTTGCCATCCAAAGCCGTTTGTGTGGCTGTGGACACAGGCTTGTTTGCGTCTGACGTGTTATCGACATTTGCGAGTCCTACGTCTGACTTGGTGAGAGCCAAATCCGTCTTTGCCTGAGCCGGGGTTCTATTGGTCCAAGCCCCGGCCTTACGCTGAACGAAATCATTGTCTGTAGGTGCCAGTGCTGCAATTGCAGTTAGGTCAGAATCTAGTGGCTGCTTGCCATCAAGGGCTGTCTGTAGACCTGTGACGGTGCTAATTGCCTGAGAACCCGTGTGGTTTGCACGGTTCTTGAGGTTAGCATCAGTGTCATTGGCGGTAGCTCCCGTTGCAATACCGGCCAACTTTGTCTTCTCGGTCGCTGAATACTGCTTATGGGTGGTTCCGTCGAGAACGTCATCCTGGTTTAGAACAACTACTCCCGTCTTCCCGTTTACGGAGTCAACTGCTCCGGAACCTCCCCCAGAGTTTCCAAGACCAACTACTCCGATATCAACGACCGCAAAATCGGCAGGCGCAGATACCTCAAGGGTTGCGACTGCATGAAAATCCGTCGTAACCAATGTGAGGTTGGTGTCTCCAACATTGCCGGTGATATTCTCATCAGCAATTGTCCAAGACGCGATATCGGAGATAGTTGCCATTAAGCTACGACCTCCGTAATGTCATCTGTAACGGTAACCTTGCCTCCGATGTAAGTGCGCTTGCGCCCACCCGCATCTTCTAGCTCCAAGTCCCATGAATACTCGCCGGTCAACGCTGAGGTGTCGGCAAGGTAGACTCTGACAGCACCGTTGACTGCGTTGTAGTTCGTGGTGACTGTAAGGTCAATTGGTGCCCCGGTCGTAGGCTTGAATTGTGCACGACCAGTGAATCCGGTTAGGTCAACTCCGACGTTACTGACATCCTTGAAGTTCAAGATGACCTCGAATGTGTCGCCCTGATAAACCTTGATGTCGTAACGCTTCGGAAGTAGGTTTGCCCCAATCGTACCCAACTGCTCGTAGTCAATAATTGTCATGCTCTGGTAGTACTCCTCTCTTTAGTTACTGAATCACCCGTAGAAGTCGATTGCTTCCTTTGGGGTGGCATAACGGAATCCGTCTGGGTCTGCATCGGTAATAGCCTCTGCATCCTCGGCGGTTACGAGAGCGTATGGATTGTCCTGCGTAAAGCGGTATCCTCGAATCTCGTATGAGCGGTTAGCTCGGTACATCTTGAGAAGGGTGTCCTTTGGACGAGCATCAATTTCTGCCTGCTTCTCAGCCTTGGCAGTCTCTTCCTTCTCTTCATCTTCTTCATCCCAGAGGTTTTCGGTCTTTAGGAGGGCTACTGCCTCATCCCATTCGATGTAATCTGCCTCTGCGATAGCGGCCTTAAGCTCATCGACCTTTGCATTCTCTGCAACGTCAAGTCCAAAGCCGTTTGCAACAGCTACTAGCTGTGCCTTCTTTAGTGTGTTGAAACTCATTTATCCTCCTTAGGATTCTCTCCAATTGTACCACCCGGAGAATTGGGGTGCAAAAGAGAAGAACCCCCGGAAAACCGGGGGTTCCACTTATGCATATCGTCAGGCGGCAACCTTGATGTTCTTTACAACAACGAAGGCGTCAACCTCTTCAATCTGCGTACCGACACGGCAGTACATTGTGTACTCAATTGTGTCCTTCTTAGGCTTGAACTCACGGTAAACCTGAATCTCGCGCTTTACACCCCAAAGAAGGTTCTTAGGGAATGTGAGCCACATGTCACCGTGCTGTCCTGTTGGTGATGCATAGTCACCAACACGAGTCTCATCGAATAGAGGAACTTCCTGTACTGGAAGTCCGAATGCGTAAGTAGTTACGAATCCGGCTGCACCCTCGGTACGGACTGGTCCATTGCGAATCATGGATTCTGCAATGTTCTCTGGCGTAGTAGCCAAGTCAGTTAGAGAGTATAGGTAGTCCTGGATGAGGTTTGAACCTACGAAGAACTTCAACTGTGAACGACGCTGCATGAAGTTACGTGGCATTGCCTTGAGTGCCTTGTTGAAGGCAGAGCGGTTAAGTCCTGCTCCAGCCTGGTCAACAATGTGACCTCCTGCACGGGCACGCTTGGACCATCCATCGAATCCCTTCAATAGCGGGTCAGTCGTAAGTGCAGAATCAGCGTTAATAGCAACATCCTCAAGGTCGTTACCAGCGGCGGTAGCCATCAAGCGAGCGATGTGGTCCTCTAGGTCCGCACCCTCAATGTTGTCCTCAAGGGACTCCGTTGAAAGCTCGAAGTCTAGACGGAACTTGGTTGTCGTCAAGCTAATCTTGCTGAAGGTTGCTCCGGCGTTTGCACCGTCGTCAACAGCCTCAGTAGCGACTCGCATTAGACGCTTTCCAACACCAATCTTCTCAATCTCGATTGTGTCGGACTTCATGCGGATAGTACGTACCTGTGGTGCAAGTACGGTTGTATCCCACATGTAGTCGATGAAAGTGTTGCTCTGCTCAGGGTTGAGAAGACCTCCACCGGCACCGATTTCCGTGGTACGAATTACCTTTTCTAGCATTTCGTTACTCATTGTATGTTTCACCTCCGTCAAAATTTAGTATTAGTCTAGCTCTGAAGCGTTGAGGAAATGCCCGCCCCACTTGGATGACTTGTTGCTCTTCTCAAGCTTGTCATCACCCGTTGACCCGCCAAGGTCTCCGGACTTCTTAATGGCTGTGTCGCTCTCGACACTACCAAGTCTCTTTTCTACAGAATCGATTTCGCTCTTGATGCCCTCGACGGACTTCTTAAGCTCCGCGAACTCGGTGTGCATGTCCTCAAACTTCTTTGCGAACTCTGCTGCCTGAGCTTCGCGCTCTGCTCGTGCAGTCTCCTCTGACTTCTTAATGCCCTCGGTAATTGCTCCCTTAAGGTCATCGAACATCTTCTCGAAGTCCTGCTCCTCAGCTACCTCAGGAGTGGCCTCTGCCGTCTCAGCAACAGTTTCCTCTACTGGTGCCTCCTCGGTTGTCTCTGCATTCTCCTCAGCGCTAGCCTCAACCTCAGTTGCGGCCTTTCCTTCCTCATCGGCTGGAATGCCAGGGTTTAGCTCAACATCTGGAGCCTGCTTTTCAATCTTTTCGTCTGCCACGTCTACACCTCCTTCATCGTTGACGATTTCCTTCTTGAATTCAGCGATGACCTCGGCAACTCTTGTGGCCTTCTCGACATCGTTGCTGTATTCGAACCAACCGATGCTCTTCATCTTGTGTCCCTCTGGGCACTCCGCTGAATCGTCGGTGGTAGTCTTTGCGATGCCCTCTTCGTGCTTGTCGCAGTAGAAGACATTCTCTGTTGGGTTATCAGCCATCATGCCCTTCATAATAAGCCCGCCGTTTACATCCTTGGCAAAGCTCATTACGTGTGCAAGCTGGTTTCCGCCCGAATCAACAAGGGAAAGCTCATTTAGGTCGTAATCCTTGACGATTCGAAGTGGTCGTCCAGCGTCCTTGCTGAATTCCATCTCTGAATCGATGATTGGACCTGCGATGGAGAACATTGAGAGTGTTCCGTCTAGAACCTTCTCCCAAGTTGACTCGGCTCCCTTGGATACGTAAACGTCAACCCAAATTCCGTTGTAGAACTTCTGAGTCTCGCTGTCGTAGTAAGAATCTGGACGGTATGAAAGCATACGTCCAACAGCGATTGGCTGGTGCATTTCGCGGATGTTTCCCTTGAAACGAGCGAATGCCTTTTGGCTAGCCTCGGCCAAGACGATATCACCCTGCAAGTCAGGGTTATCAAGAGAAGCCCAACCGCTTACAGTTCGCTTCTCCTTATCAATCTTGGATAGTGGCATGTGAATGGTGAAGTTGTCACCGTCCGTAGACCACTTTGCCTTCATAAGCTCCATGTTTGTAATATACATCAGTTCTTTTTCAAAAGCCAAAATCAGTCAACTAGCCTGTCGCGATTCATTCTGATGTTCAACCAGATGAATGCACAGTAGAGACAAATCATGGTCTTTGTAAGACCCGCTGTATCTCTCCAATCTCCAATGTAATACCCCGTTGCAATAAGCCCCCAATAAAGGGTTCCAATCATAGAACCCGTGCTTAGTGAGCGGAATGAATTCCTGATTACTCCGTAACACATGACGATTCCTACGCACATGGCAATCACTCCCCACGCCCATTCAGGAGCTACCTTGGCGAGCCAGTCGAATTGCTTTGACTCGTTGAAAGTGCTCCAAAATGGATTACCGACCCATACTCCCCAGAGAACTGTGTAGACACCCATAATCACAATGGCTGCTGTGTTGATTGGCTTGCTGAGACGGCTCGCTAGCTTGTCTCTTTGCCTATCAATTTCGCTCATGTGTTACTCCGTTCCCGGAGTCCGTCCTTCGCCCTGAGTATTTCTGCCCTCGCCACGAGAATCCGTAGCATTTGCAGTACGCTGCTGGTCACGAGTACGAGACTGTGCGGCTTGTGCCGTCTGCTCAGCCTTGACTTGTGGAGACATTTCGATTTGCTTGTCTCCACCCTTGATTCCAGGAAGACCCTTCTTGGCACGAACCTCGTTTGGAACGTAAGTACCAAGACGCAAGTAACGCTCGTCAATCTTGGACTGAGTGTCTTCGTCGGTAAGAGTCATTTCAATTAGCTTGAGGTAGAAGATGTTTGTCTTCTCCTTCACAATCTTGTGAAGCTTGTTCTCAGCAATCTTCTGGTCAGGACGGCAGACCTGCTCCTTGAAGGTCTTATCCTGGTCCCGGCTATTTGCCAATGAAGTGTTTCCAGTGTTGGCAAATGCCTTTGACGCCGGAACTCCGTGAGCCATCAAGATAGAGTTGAGGTTAGACTTGTCGTAGTTCATGAATGACGCATCCTGAGTACCCGCCTCAACCGGCTTCATTTCGAATGAGACCTTACGGTCTGGCTCTTCTGCTGGCAGAGGAACGTACAATGTACGGTGGTTCTTACCCTTGATTGTCGTCTGGAAGAACTCAACCAAACGAGCCTCGGCTGT